CAACTGCTCACCTAGAAGCCCATATAGAGTTAATAATAGAACTCTATAAGCGTAGGATGTTGGTGGTGCTGGGTGGAGAGCTTGTTGTTGGGGCGACCAATGGCGAGGAAGATACCATAGACTTTATGGCTGAGGTATCCAAAAAACTCATTCAGCTACAAGAGTTTGGTAATATCTACGAGAAGATGATGGAAGATATTATCATGTCAATTAACTACACTCGTGACATGGCACAAAAAGGAGGACTGCTAGGATTTAACACAGGATTCGAGGAACTAAACAATACCCTATGCGGATGGGTTAAGCCTGACCTAGTAATCGTAGCTGCAAGACCAGGGATGGGTAAGACTGCCTTTATGCTTTCTAGTATCTACCAACTAGCTTGTTTAGATAGCGTTCCTTTGGCTGTTTTTAGCCTCGAAATGAGCTCCGAACAGTTAGTTGAAAGGTTAGAGTCAATCGGTTCACAACTGCCCTTAAAATGGCTTAGAATGAATACTTTGGATGCTACACAAAGAAAGGTTTTACTAAAGACAGATGACTTGTTACTAACCTCACCTATCCACATTGAAGATATGGGCGGTATTAGTGTAACACAACTCCGAGCAAAAGCCACCATCTTAAAGCAAAAGTATGGAATCAAGGTAATCTTTATTGACTACCTCCAACTTATGAGTGGTACAGGCAAATCAAACCAAAACAGGGAACAAGAGGTTAGCTACATCAGTAGAAGCCTAAAAGCCCTCGCTAAAGAGTTGGAAGTACCTATTATCGCCCTATCTCAATTATCTCGTAGAGTAGAGGAACGAGGAGATAAGATGCCTCAGTTATCTGATTTAAGGGAATCAGGTTCTATTGAACAAGATGCTGATGCAGTTATTATGCTTATGCGACCACATTACTACGAGATGACAGAAGCTATTGAGATTGGTGGTAAAGAATATTCTCCTAGCGATTTAGTAGTTTGTAAGGTCGAGAAGAATCGCCACGGATCAACAAAAAATATAGCATTAAGATTTTTACCTGAAACAATGAAATTTGAAGATTATCAATAACCAAAACAAATAATATGAAGCAAGTGTATGTAGAAAATAACCTAGGCGAAGGAATGGAGTATGACTATGACCTTAAATACGAAGATGGCAAAACAATATGCCTATATTCTCACAATAGCGAATGGACTGAACATTTGCACGGAGAAAAAGCAGGATTAATTAAAGATGTTGGGCATGGAGTTGTAATTAAGATTGGTGAACAAAAGATGACACTAGACTATGCAGATATGCAAGTGTTAAAAATTCTTATACTATCTGATACAAACGATTTAGATTACTTTGAGATTAGAGAATCAATAACAATTAAAGCATGGCCAAGGGATATAGAAACAGGAGAAAGTTTGAGATAGAAGAAGCCAAGGCTAAAGATGGAACTTACCAGGCTATTAAGCTATTTGCTAAGAGCACCAAGGTCATTGTTATACATCAAACAGAAGCACTAAAGAAAAAGTATTTCCTACTTGAGTACGAAAATAATGGTGTACCTAGTGGCATAAGTGACACAAGAGCAGAATTTTTTGCATTTAATCTTGATTTAAGGGATAGAATAGTTTTTATAAGAGCAGAGTTCTTAAGGGTTAAAGCAAGGAGATACTGGCGAATAGGTGAGATAAAAGTTAAGGATAAAATCAAGTATGTTAAGATGCCAACAGAAGAACTAATCAGGTGGTACTAACAATATATTAATAATATATTGTAATTTTGGCACATGGCCTACATATCTGCAAGTGATTTAACGAAGATGATGATGGATTATCTAAAGGATAATGGCAATGAAGTATGGAGAAATAATAACCTTGCAGTTAGAGGCAGAGCATTTATAGGAAGGAAAGGAGTTCCTGACATCATTGGTTATAGTAAGAAGTATGGTCACTTTGTTTGCTGCGAGATTAAAGCAATAGGTGACAGACTCTCTTCGGATCAAATGGTTTTTTTAGAGCAGTTAGCTATGGCAGGAGGAACTGCAATGTTATGTCAGCAGATTAGAGATGAATCAATAATAGTTAAAATATATAATCAAGATGGCGAAAGTCAAGACTGGGAGTTCATCAAAAGTGAGCTTCGGCTCAAGGAAACGAGGTAGAGCAAAGAAATCATTTAATAAACATAGTGCCAAGCCAAAGGATTACAGAGGCCAAGGCAGATAAAACAAAGTAAAATGGAAAAAGTAGAATTAGAAAACAAGATAGAAAAAGCACCTAAAACAGTTAAGAAAGCAAAGGATGAGTTTACACAAGAAACCTATGATTTTTTGCATCAGGTGTTGGTAGATTTTGCAATAGATACAAAGCATAGACCTCAGCTTAAAGTAATCTTACAGAACTCAAAGACAGAACCAAAGAATAACAGTAGTATTTAATAACCAAAATATATAACATGGCAGCAGGTAAAGAAAAGATTTTCCTAGGAAGGTCACAAACAATGAAAACGGCATTTGGGGAGTTTAAAAAAGTATCATTCGGCCCAGATGATTTAAAGAAGATGAATGATTTTGCAGCAACTAATAATGGTTGGGCTAATATCCTTATCAAAGAAAAGAAAGGTTCTACACCAGGTGAAGCAGGTTTCTATATTGAGCTTGATACTTGGGTTAAAGATGGCCAACCAGCTAAGAATTTACCATTTTAACAAATGATTATGAAAACAAATTACAAAGATGTAGTGGTTAATTTACTAATTTTGCTCGTAGGAGTTTATCTACCATTTGCATTTATTGTAAATGAGTTTAATCCTTTAGCTTGGAATTGGTTTAGTAGATCATTATATGTACTTACTTTAGTGGCATTAATTACTTACGCTATAAAGGAGTATAAACAAAAATAGTTTTGTGTGTTTTTTTGAAATAAAGGTAAGTCCTGTCGTTTCTACGATGGGACTTTTTATTAAAAACCCCCCAGATTTTACCTGAGGGGAAACCAAAACACCACCAACTATGAGAGAGCTTCTTATGTTTGCCTATTTGTTTTATCATAGAATCTAGTTAACACCGTTCCGTATAAAGCCTCTTGATATCTCTTAATAAAAGAGTCTGAGCTCTCATCTATGTAGAAGTAGTCCTGTGATTGCATATACACATAGCACTTATCTTTATCCTCTTCATCATCTGTAACGGATTCAACTAAATGGATATTTATCCAAGCTTCTGATGGCTCTGTACCATCACCAAACTCGTAGCTATCATCTTCCGTTAATTGTGTTATTTGAAGTAACATTTAATATGCTATGTTTAATTATTGTTAACCTAAGCTTTTGAACTATTAAATTCAATCTTACTTCCAACTCATCCCTTTTTTTGATCAACTCATCGATTTCTAGTTCCGCTTTGGTCTTCATACAAATTTACGCTTTAATTATTATAGAAATAAAAAGTGCACACATCATTGATTATCAATGAAATATACACTTATGTTATAACGGATTTAACCTACTTTTTGCTTGGAAGCCTTACTATCTTGCTT